CAACTACGTCCAGATCGGCAGCTCGGGCGACTACGCCAAGATCGGCAGCTCGGGCGGCTCCGCCAAGATTGATAGTACCGGCGTCGACTCCGTGATCTGCTGCGCAGGTCATGGCTGTACGGTAAAAGCAAAAATCGGGAGTTGGATCACGCTTGCGGAGTGGGAATATTCCGAAGAAAAGGGTCGATTCGTTCCGCGCTGCGTGAAGACGGAATACGTCGACGGCGAGAAGATCAAGGCCGATACGTGGTATCGGCTGAAGAACGGCGAATTTGTGGAGGTAAGGTAAATGGCAATCAAGAAACCCGCTGAACTAGATTTCAGCAACAAGAAATTCATGTGCATCATTTCCGGACAGCCCGGCCTTGGCAAGACAACGCTGGCGCTTTCCGCACCGAAGCCGTTTCTGTTCGACACGGACAACGGCATTGCCCGCGTCAGGCCAGAGCAGCGCGGCGTGACCTCTGTTGTGGAATCCTACGAAGAAATGCTTGGCGATATGGACTCCGACGAATACAAGGCGGCTGAATCCGTTGTAATCGATACCGGCGGCATGCTGGTGCAGCTGATGAAGGATTGGGCGAAGAAGCAGGACAGCAAGGCCGCAAAGGATGGCCGCGCGATGTACGGCGTGATTAAGTCTGAGTTTGACCGGCTGTGTTATCAGATCCGCGCAAAAGACCGGAAGCATTTGATCGTGGTGTTCCACACGACGGAACAGCAGAAGGGCGATACCATCCAGACACGCCTGTCCTGCGAGGGCGGCGCAAAGGATATCGTTTGGACGCCTGCGGACTTTGGCGGCTATATGTTCATGATGGGAAACAAGCGCATGATCGGCTTTACACCGACAGACGAATACTTTGCAAAAGGCTGCTTCGGTGTGCGCGGCGTGATGCAGCTGCCGGAGCTCAAGCCCGGCCAGAAGTCCACATTTTTGACGGATTTGTTCCGCAAAGCGCAAGAGGACATCAACGCACAGGCCGAGATCTATAGCGGCGAGAAAACCGCATATGACGTGGCGATGCAGGAAGGCCGCGCGTTCATTGCGCTTGTCGGAGATCCCGACACGGCGTTAAAGGCGCGGGAAGGGCTAGCAAAGATCCATCACGCTCTGACTAGCGCCGCCGAGCTTGGCGCAGAGTTCAAGCGCAAGTGCAAGAAACTCGGTCTGAAATACGATAAGGAGATAAAAGCCTATGTATTGGTTGACACAAAGCCTGCTAAGCAGCTGGAAGCACTTTCTTGATGCGGATGATGCGTATGCAGACGCGGCGCTGTCCTCATTCCTCTCTACGCTTCGGCGTGAAGAGAAGGAAACAACGCAGGTGATGCAGGCTGGCATTGACTTCGAGGCGGCGATCAACAGCACGGTTGCGGGCGTACCAATTGAGCCTGTCAGCGAGAAATACGACCGGGCTGTAGCAAAATTTTCCCGCATCTGCTCTGGCGGTCAGCCACAAGTGCCGGTCGCCGGGCGGCTGCATGTATCGGGCTTGGATTTCCAGTTATACGGCGTCTGCGACTACGTAAAGGCCGGAATCATCTACGATATTAAGCGTGTACAGCGGTACGAATACGGCAAGTACCTGCACAGCCCGCAGCATCCGATGTATCTGCATCTGATGCCAGGCGCGTCAAAATTTACATACCTGATCTTCGACGGCGCGAATAATTACGCGGAGACGTACCGGCGCGGCGATTTCGAGCCTATCGAAGATACGATTTCATGCTTTATCAACTGGCTTTTGGCAAACGGTTATATCAACGATTATTTTACGCATTGGGAAATGAACACTGAAAGGAAGGAAAAAGTAGATGGGATTCAAAGCTGTTAAAAACGATGGCGGTCTGATGAAGGCTGGCGATTATGAGTGCTATTTGAAATCGTGCGAATACAGCGTAACGAAGAACGGAAACGAATGCATCAAGTTCGATTTCGTTGTCCGTGAGGACGTCGAGCAGGAATACCAGAAGAAGCACATCTTCAAGAACTTCTGGCCCGACCGCGACACCGGGGAGTATGACGCCGACAAGATCGGCAAATATGCAAATGCGCTTGGCATTGAGCCGGGCACCGATTTTGAACTTGACGATCTGGTAGGCCGCAACTGCATTTTGCACATGGAGCCGTTTGAGGGCAATGACGGTGTAACGCGCGACTGTATCCGGTATCTCAAGCCCAGCAAGGCAGACTCCTTTGTAACGCCCGCACCGGCCAGCGCAGAGGAGTTCAAACAGCTTGACGAAAGCGACGACGAGCTTCCGTTCTGAGGGCTGAAATATGCCGAACAGAATTATTCGGGAAAGCATCTGCACAAGCGATAGCGTCGACAAACTCTCGTGGTTTGAAGAAGTTCTGTTTTATCGGCTCATTGTAAACTGTGATGATTTCGGACGCTTTGACGGGAGAGCGGCGGTCGTGAAAAACCGCCTCTTCCCGCTGAAAGAAAACCTCACGCTCAAAACTGTAGAAAATGCTCTTCATGGGCTGGCGAGTGCTGGATTGATTGCTCTGTATGTGTTTGAGGGCAAGCGCTTCCTTTACCTACCAACATGGGGCAAGTATCAGACGCAGCGTGCGAAAGTAAGCAAATTCCCGTCGCCTGATGATGGGAAACAAGCGGATGAAATCATCTGCAAGCAAATGCATGCAGATGTTCCCGTATTCGAGAATCGAGAATCGAGAATCGAATTCGCTATTCGAGATGCGGAAGATAGCGCGGAGCCGCAAGCGGCATCCACGCCGCCAGCAATCTCTCTGCCGCTGAATGATGGAACGGGATATTCCGTTTCCGTGGAGCAATGCCAGGAATGGGCGGGCTTGTACCCTGCTGTCGACGTGATACAGCAGCTGCGGAACATGAGGGGCTGGTTGGACGCAAATCCGGCCAAACGGAAAACAAAGCGCGGGATCAATGCGTTTATTGTCCGCTGGCTGGCAAAAGAACAGGACAAGGGCGGAACACAGCCTGCACAGTACAGCCGCGCTGCAAAGCCCGGCTACGGTGTGCAGGGGCACCATGACCCGCTGAATCCGCTGGAAGAGGCTGCTGTCAACCGGCTGTTCGAGAAACCGCCGAAGGGTGCGGAGAAAATGCGGCACGGCGTGCAGAACCACGGAGACGACCTGACGGCGTTCCAGATGGCAGCGGTCGAACGGATGCTTGCAGAAAACAAGGAGGATGAGACATGAAAATGCTGAAAAAACTGGCAAGATCGCTGGCGACGCGCTATGTCTGCCAGAACTGCGAGAAGGAAAAAGAACGAAGGGCCGTGGCTCACAACGCCACGAATTCGACCTGGCGGCGTTTGGAGGTGCAAAAGCGGAATGAAATGGCATATTGCAAGTGTCAGCTGGGGCAAGGACAGCCTGGCCATGCTCCTAATGCTGATTGCCAAGGGCTACCCGCTGAATGAGGTGGTTTTCTACGATACCGGAATGGAGTTTGAGGCGATTTACCACACACGGGATCAAATGTTACCCCGCCTGGAGCAGCTGGGGATCAAGTACACCAGACTGGAGCCGGAAAACCCGTTCCTGTTTGATATGCTGGAAAGGCCGGTTTGCAGTAAGCAGAAAGGCACACACCAAGGTTATGGCTGGTGTGGCGGCCTCTGCCGCTGGGGAACCACGGGGAAGCTGAAAGCCATGGACAGGTACGCGGAGGCGCGGGACGCTATGGTTTACGTTGGCATAGCTGCCGACGAAACGCCACGACTGGAAAAAGAACGGAAGCCGTATAAACTGCACCCGCTGGCGGAGTGGGGCATGCCGGAAGCCGACGCCATGGCATATTGCTATGAAAACGGGTTTTCGTGGCTGGAGGGCACGATCCGCCTTTATGACGTGCTGGACCGTGTTTCGTGCTGGTGCTGCTGCAACAAGAACCTGCGGGAACTGCGGAATATGTATATTTATCTGCCGGAATACTGGGAGCGCCTGAAAGACCTGCAACGGAAAATAGACAGGCCAATGAAAGGCTATTACAAAGGCAAGCCGCGCGGCGTGTTTGAACTGGAACAACGGTTCCGCGCAGAATTGGAACAGGAGGCAAGAGCATGAGTAAAGCTGTTTTGATCAGCATTCGCCCAGAGTGGGCTCGGAAGATCCTGAACGGGAGTAAAACGGCCGAAATCCGCAAGACCGCGCCGAAGTGCGGTGTGCCGTTTAAGTGCTATATCTACTGTACGCAGAGCGCTGATATGCTTTGGATTTTGAAGGAAAGGGAACGGTCTCTCCATCCTGATAAAATAGCGGATGTTTTCAAGGCTGCTAAATGCGGCGGAGCATATCGGGGGAATGGCAAGATCATCGGTGAATTTGTATGCGACGACATTTTTGAAAGGATCGTCAGAGTAGGAGGAAGCTGTGAACCGCAGAAATATTGCATCTGCGATTGGAACATGGAATGCACACCACTTGATACGCTTCTTGCGGATGCCTGCCTGACAAAAGACGAGCTGGAGAAGTATCTGGACGGCGGCGTCGGCTACGGATGGCACATATCCAACCTCAGAATTTACGATACCCCGCGCGATCTGTGGGAGTTTGCCGGTATGCAGCGGGAGACAGAATTTGGCCTTGCACCCAGGCCAATCACCCGCCCGCCGCAGAGCTGGCGGTATGTGGAGGAAGAGTTATGGAAAGATTAACGTTTGAAGGGAACTTCTGCGACATCGCGCAGTGCCGCGAGCGGCCGTGTCCGTATGACGGAAGCTGCACGCAGAGGCTGGTTTGGGAGAGGCTCAAGGCTTACGAGGATTCCGGGTTGTCGCCGCAGGCCTGCGCGCAGGCCTCAGAGATCGAAAAACAGCTTGATTCCTATGGCTTCTCGGCTAAAAAAATGCTGGAGTTTATCAGGGCAGACAAGGACGGGCGGCTGGTGGTGCTGCCGTGCAAGGTGGGAGATACAGTGTGGATTGTAGGCGCTGTGAGAAAATTGTATAGCGCAAAAGTTCGGACATTCTTTTGCGGGCATCCGTCCGCAGTGCGCGGACGCGATCCAGATGGGCATATTCACATGATTCGCACAACAGAGTGTGACATCCCGATGCAAGAATTCGGAAAAACCGTATTTCTGTCGCGCGAAGAAGCCGAGAAGACTTTGCGGGAAATCCAAGGGAAAGAGGATGCCGATGGAGCGACTGACAAGCCGGAATGAAGATTGTGTTTCGGTAAATGGGCACGGTCTGTACCACTTAACGATGACCGAAGTCGTCCAGATGGCAGATCGCCTCGCGGATTATGAGGACATGGACAGCAAGCGCATTCGCCCGGGCGATACGGTATGGCTGTCCCAGATGTTTTACACGCGCCCCAAAAAGCCCGTGCCGGTCACGGTAGACGCAATCCGCATTGACGTCAACGGCACAACGTACATAACCGGGCGGAAGAGATTCTGCGAGGAAGCAATCGGACGAACGGTGTTTTTGACAGAGGAAGCCGCCAGAAAGGCTTTGCAGGAAATGGAGGGCAAGAAGGATGGCAACAAAACGAATATGTGACCGCTGCGGGGCGGAAATAAACCCCACAAGCTCTGCGACGTATGTAAACGTACGAAGCGCGTTCCATGAGAAATCACCTGATATTGAGCTTTGCTGCTCCTGCGCGATGCAAATCAAAGAATGGCTTAAGTCGAGTGTAGAGGAGGACAAGAAGGATGGTAAAATACACTGAAATATGCGCGTTGTACCATTTTTGCGTCGATCTTGGAATCAAATGCACGATAGAGCGCCTGTACGACGGCTATGCAGTGCGTTTCCCGGACGGAAGTGACTTCGCACAGCATCATGGCACATATGGCGGGACGGAAGGATGCGTTGAACCGGCTATCGGGGACTCAGAATTTGACTATACTGCAGTCGGCTTGAACCTCGCGAAGGAGCTCGTGAAGAAACACAAAGGCAAATTGGAGGCCGACAATGCCTGACGAATACATCAGCCGCGAAGCGGCGCTGAAAGCACTATTTGCACCTGGAATGTGCTACGCTCCAATGCAGTTGCAGATTATTAAGGACTTGCCCGCCGCCGACGTTGCGGAGGTGGTGCGTTGCAAATACTGTAGACACCTTGGGGCACCCCTTTCTGGCGGATGCTACGATTGCAAAAAATATATGCTGCCGTATTGCAGACCTGATGATTTTTGCAGCCACGGCGAGTATCAGACAAATACAGGAGGTAGCAATAATGTGGCTGATTGATGCGGACGATGCGAAGCGGACATACACCCAAGATATGTTTGATACGGAAGAAGATTTCGAGCGTGTCAACGACGTGCTTGATTACGCACCCACCGTTGATGCCGTGGTCGTGACGCGCTGCAAGGACTGCAAGCACAGCACACTTCCATCTGCACTTACGCAAAGGTACGGTGTGCCGGGAACACTGACTTGCCATAACAGGTACTCCCCATGCAACAGGCGCAATGTGGGCGGCGAAGATTTTTGCAGCTACGGAGAACGGAGGGAAGAATGAACATTACACTTTTGAAATATCCCACCGATGAGGACTGGGCGTTTGCAAAACAGTGCGCTTTGGTCACCATCGGAAAGGAGATGAAAACAGCACCGGACATGGCGTGGAAGCACGCCATCCTCCGGGCAAAGCATAGCCCCATCCGGACGCTGCAGTTTGCGTTTTACCTCGAGGGTGTGCCGTACTGGGTAAGCACCCACTTAGCCCGTCACGTCCACGCACAGCCGTTTATCCGCAGCCAGCGGAATGACCGGCAGGATGCATACGACCGGAACGCAGCGCGGCAGGACGCGCCGGTAAACATGATCTGGTACATGAACGCGGAAGAGCTGATGACGATCATGGAAAAGCGGTTGTGCCATCTGGCGGCGAAAGAGACACGCAAAGTCGCCAAAAAGATCCGCGAGCTAGTGATTGAGCAATGCCCGGAGTTTGTCGACCTTTTGGCCCCTCCGTGTGTGCAAACGCTCGTTTGCAGGGAAATGTACCCGTGTAAATACGAAAACGTTCTGACATGGAGGGTACCATATGGGAATGATACTTGCAATTGACCCCGGCAATCTTCAATCGGGCTATGTAATCGTAGAGCATGACGGCGAGGAGATCCGCCGCGTGCTGGATGCCGAGAAGATCGAGAACCGCAAAATGCTGCAGCTGCTGGAGCAGAAACTTCGGTGGAACTGTCAGCAAGTTGTAATCGAAATGATAGCCGGTATGGGCATGACAGTCGGGCAGGAAGTGTTCGACACCTGTGTCTGGATCGGCCGGTTCTGGCAAATCGTGCTGTGGGAAACAGGCTATGAGCCGACGCGGATCTTCCGCCGGGAAGAAAAACTTGATCTGTGCGGTTCACTATCTGCCAAAGATGCAAACATCCGGCAGGCCCTCGTCGACCGCTACGCGCCAGGCCAGCCGAACTTCGGAAAGGGGACAAAGAAGGATCCCGGTTTCTTCTACGGGTTCTCGGCAGACATGTGGGCGGCTATGGCCGTTGCAACCACATATTTCGATAAGTACATCAAGGGGGTAAAGCTGTAATGGCAAACATCACGGCGACATGCCCGGTTTGTGGGAGGGTGTTTACCCGGCCCTGCAAGCCGCGCGCGGATGGCCGGTATCTCTGCAGTCGGGTGTGTGCCGGGGCATGGCGCAAGCTGCATCCAATCTGCACGGGCAAGCGGCGAGATCGCGCATGGGATGAAGTACGGATCCAGATCACGGCGATCATCCCGGTCTATCCCGCCATGCGCCCGCGCATGGGCGAAGTGTACGACGCGGAAAAATATGAATACGTCAGCAGCATGCCCGGGTATGTTGTGCGCGTCGGAGACAAACGGGTCTGTGTGAGGGTGGACGAATGCAGGGAGATTTAAGAATCAGCCCATATTCCGCTCCGTGCGGCAGCTGCCCCGAGAAAGGCTGCGGGGCAAAGCATACGACCTGCGAGGCGTACATAGCGTTCCGCAAGGCTGCGGATGCGTACAACAAAAGCAAGGTAGAGCACATAAATCGCGGGATGGAAACAATCGGCAAGTCCGCCAGAGCGCGGAAATACGATCGGGCAAAACGCGAAGGGAGGGTACACTATTGATGGAACAGATTAAGGGGGCAAAGTACGACGAGGGCAAGCCGAGGCCGTCGCTTGTACCGGTGGAGGCTATCGAGGCGATCATGCAGGTGCGCGAATATGGAATGCGGAAGTACGGTGATGCTGAGGACTGGCGAAGCATAGCCCCTGAAAGGTGGCACGATGCCCTTCTGCGCCACGTTCTGCATATCTGGGATAATCCGCTGGCGCTCGACGATGAGAGCGGCTTACCGGCTCTGTGGCATGTTATAACTAATGCTGCGTTTGAGTGCGCGGCGTACAAGGACGAACTGGACAAAGCGCGCGGGGAATGGGCAAAGGATGTGCTGGACGAAAAGGCAGTTGATGGGTGCAAGAACTCACAATGCGCATATTTCTCTACCACATGCGGGTGTATCCGGTATAATGATGTAAGCCACTGCAAGAAAAGAAAGGAAGTGCGCCGTGAGTAAGCCGCGCTACGGCTGGTGGCCATATGCAAAGTGGATGATCCGCAATTATAAGGGCGGCGGGCTGATGACGAAGGCCGAGCGCGCTGCCGTTGAGGAGGCAATCTCGGAGACGGAACAGCTCGTTGACGGCGCGGAACGACTCCGGGTCATAGACTTGGTTCTTTGGAAGCGGACGCACACGCTGCAGGGGGCCGCGCTAGCGTGCTACGTCTCGGAGCGTACTGCGCAGGAATGGCACAGGCAATTTATTCGCCTTGTGGGGCAAAAAAGAGGGCTTTTATGAAAAAGTCTGCGCCCCAGAGCCAAATTTAACATTTACTATAAGGGCGTAGAGACCAACTCTACGCCCTTTTTCATCGGCACCGCAGCGTTCTGCGGAAACCTCCTCCTCCTGTTCTCGTGTTCTCCGGTGTGAATAAATATATTTATTCACACACGGAGACACGAGAACGAAAGAATGAGGTGGCTGGCCGGTGATCGGGCATGATGGGGAGGACAACATGGAGGTAAAAAACAGAAAGCTTTCCAGCATTACTGCATACGGGAAAAATGCGAAGAAGCATGACAAAACGCAAATCAACAACGTTGCGGAGAGCATCAAGCAGTACGGTTTTGTGCAGCCGATTGTGATTGACCGTGACGGCGTGATTGTAATCGGACACTGTCGCGCTATGGCGGCGAAGAAGCTGGGAATGGAAGAAGTGCCGTGCGTCTGCGTGGATGATCTCACGCCGGAACAGGTGAACGCCCTGCGGCTGGTGGATAACAAAAGCAACGAGAGTGACTGGGACTTTGACCTGCTGGCTGACGAACTGCCTGGTCTCGACCTGTCAGCGTTTGACTTTGACTGGGGCCTGCGCGACGAGCTGGACACATCCGTTGTGGAGGATAACTATGATCCGGTTCTTCCTGCGGAGCCGAAGAGCAGACTTGGCGACGTGTATCAGCTTGGAGACCATCGCCTTATGTGCGGAGACAGCACGTCTTTGACAGACGTACAGAAGCTCGTAGGGGGGGCACAAATGGATTTGCTGCTCACAGATCCGCCGTACAATGTGGACTATCAGGGCGCCGCCGGGAAGATTAAGAACGACAATATGGAGGATACGGCATTTAGGCGGTTCCTGACGGATGCTTTCTCCAATGCGGCGATGGTTATGAAACCCGGTGCTCCATTTTACATTTGGCATGCAGGGCTTGAAGGATATAATTTTTTTGGAGCTTGCAAAGATGCCGCTTTGCGTGTGCGGCAGATGCTTATATGGGTAAAGAATATATCTGCGTTCGGCCGGCAAGATTTCCAGTGGAAACATGAACCGTGCCTGTACGGTGAGAGCGAGATTGAAGGGGACGAGCACGAGCCGTGCTTGTATGGATGGACGGAAGGCCACAAGCATTACTTCTTCAAAAACCGCAGGCAGACCACTGTTCTCAATTTTGATAAGCCAGTGAGATCAGCGGAGCATCCGACCATGAAGCCGATTAAGCTGTTTGACTATCAGATGCAGTGTTCCAGCAAGCCGGGAGAGAATGTGCTTGACCTGTTCGCTGGCTCCGGCACAACGATCATGGCAGCGGAGCAGAATGGCAGGCACGCTTTCTGCATGGAGTACGATCCGAAGTATTCCGATGTCATTGTTGACCGTTGGGAGAAGTTTACGGGAAAGAAAGCGGTGTTGCTGAATGACGATTGAAGAAGCACGGGCGATCATTGCCAAAACAAATAGCCCGTACCTAAAACGGGACATGGAAAAGTTTATCAAACGCCAGCAAAGAAAGGAGGGCGCGTATGGCAAGGCCAAGAAAGGAAATAGATCAGAAACAGTTCGAGAACCTCTGCGGCCTGCAATGCACGCTTGAGGAAATCTGCGGTTGGTTTGGTGTGACTGATAAAACACTGGATAGTTGGTGTAAACGCACCTATCATGCCAGTTTTTCCGAGGTATTTAAGCAAAAGCGAGGAGCGGGGAAAATTTCACTGCGGAGAAGTCAGTGGCGATTGGCTGAAAAGAACGCGAATATGGCTATTTGGCTTGGCAAGCAGTACCTTGACCAGAAGGATATTGTAGAGCAAAACATAAACACAGAGGGTGTCAAGGTGATAATTGATGTCTGACATTCGCCTGTCTGAAAAAATCGGCTCTGCGTTCTACGACGTGGCGCATGACGTGTTCCACCACGGTCACACGCACTACGATTTCAGCGGTGGGCGAGGCTCACTGAAATCCTCCACGGTGTCTGTACTCGTCCCACTGCTGCTGATAAACAATCCGGGTACACACGCGCTGGTGCTGCGTAAGGTGGCAAATACCATTCGTGACAGCGTGTACGCGCAGTATATCTGGGCAATCGGGGAACTGGGCATGGCGGCGTATTGGGAAGCTAAAGTCTCCCCGATGGAGCTGATTTATAAGCCAACCGGGCAGAAGATCATGTTCCGGGGTGCGGACGACCCGATGAAGATTAAATCCATCAAGGTTCCGTTTGGATATATTGCCGTGACGCACTTTGAGGAAAAAGACCAGTTCGCGGGGCGTGCGGAAATACGAACGATCTTACAGTCTACAATGCGCGGCGGCTCTAAGTTCTGGAACTTTGAAAGCTATAACCCGCCGATCAGTCGCGACAACTGGGCAAACAAGGACAGCTTGGAGGAACGGGCCGACCGGCTGTGTCACAAGTCCACGTATCTGCAAGCACCGCCTGAATGGCTGGGAGAACAGTTTCTTGCAGAAGCGGAACACCTGAAAGAGACAGATGAACGCGCGTATCAGCATGAGTATCTCGGTATCCCGGTAGGAACCGGCGGAAACGTGTTCGACAGGATCGAGCTGCGGGAGATCACAGACGAAGAAGTCAAAGGCTTTGACCGAATCTATCAGGGAGTGGACTTTGGCTGGTTCCCAGACCCGTTTGCTTTTATACGGCTGCATTATGATCGGGCGAGAGAGACGATATATCTGTTAGACGAGATTTATCAAAATAAACTATCCAACGAGCAGAGTGCGACTATAATCAAACAGCGCGGATATGGCAATGTGCGCGTCATCTGTGACAGCGCGGAGCCAAAGAGCGTGGCTGACCTACGGGCAATGGGATTGCCTGCGTATGAAGCTGTCAAGGGCCCCGGCTCGGTCGAATACGGTATGAAGTTCTTGCAGAGAAGAACGATTGTCATTGATAGAAAACGAACGCCACATGCCTACGATGAGTTCGTGGGCTACGAATATGAGAGAAACAAAGACGGCGATATAATCAGCGGATACCCAGACGCGAACAATCATCTGATTGACGCGACGCGGTACGCCTTAGAGCCTGTGAGCCGTAGAATGGGAGTTATTGCATGACGGTTATCGATAAATTAAAGGAACTCGGGGATACGACAATCCCAGAGGAATTCTATACATACGTGTCCCTTTGGAAGTCGTGGTACGTCGGCAAAGTCAAGGGGTTCCATCAATACCGGAGATATAACGGGCATAAGTGGACAAAGTGCAACCGTGCAAGCCTCGGTATGGCGAAAAAGGTTTGTGAGGACTGGGCAAACCTCTTGATGAATGAGAAGGTTCAGATCACGCTTGAAGGCCAGAAGGAGCAGGAGTTCATCGACAGGGTTCTGACCGCGAACAACTTCACGGTCAAGGCAAACGAGATGCAGGAAATGAAATCGGCACTCGGGACCGTGGCATACATTCCCCGCGTAGTAGGTCAGGCTGTCAACGAGAGCGGCGAGATCGTACGGGGCGAAGCTTCTAGCATCGAGCTAGACTATGTGACGATCGAGCATATTTTCCCGCTGGCTTGGCAGAATGGATTTATCACCGAATGTGCTTTTGACAGCGTGGTCACGCGGGCCGGGAAGAATTATCTGTATTTGCAGATCCATAGAAAAGATGAAAACGGCCTGTACGTCATCGAGAACAGTATTTATCGTTACGAAAATGAAACACTTTCTGATGCTCTACTGACAGAGGTTCCGGGATTCGAGCGGATCCCGCCGGTGGTACATACGGGAAGCGACAAGCGACAGTTCGTCATCGACCGGCCGAATATCGCAAATAACCTTGATTATCTGCTTCCGGTTGGCATTCCCGTGTATGCGAATGCAATCGATGTTCTGCGCGGTGTGGATTGTGCCTATGACTGTTACGTCAATGAGTTTGAAAACGGCCCAATGATGATGATGGTCAAAATGCCCGCTACAAGGTGGGAGGACGACGAACCGACGCTTGATGACAATGATCGGCGCTTTTATCTGCTCCCGGAAGATGCACAGCAAGGGAACGTTGTAGAGACGATTTCCCCTACCCTTCGGACGGAACAACTGAATGTGGGCCTGCAAGACCAGTTGAACATGCTGTCCAGTAAGTGTGGCTTAGGAGAGACTTATTACCGTTTTAATGGCGATAGCGTCGCGACAGCCACACAGGTCATCAGCGAGAACAGCGCCATGTTCCGCACCATCAAAAAGCATGAAATTGTTCTCGAACAGGTGCTTGTAGAACTATGCCGGATCCTTCTCCGGCTTGGGAATACCGCGATGAACGCGGGGCTGAACGAGGATGTGGAGATCAGCATTGATTTCGACGATTCTATCATTGAGGATAAGGCCACGGACTTTTCTCGCGATATGCAGCTTCTAAATACTGGGATTATGAACGACTGGGAGTTTCGCATGAAGTGGATGAACGAGGACGAGGCGACAGCAAAGGCGGCGCTGCCGAAGGCGCAGGACATGGTAACCGAGGAAGAATCGGAGGTCGAGTAATGGGATTTGGAGAAAACACTGGGACTATTGGGGTTGTGAAAGATGAGCCGGTATCCATTCACCCCAGAACTGCTTGATGCGCTCCCAGAGGATCTGGCAGAGCTGTTCCGAGGATTGGAAGATACGCTCCTCGATGAGATATGCAGTAGGCTTGCGCTGAAAGATCAGCTGAACGAAGTGACTGTGCAGGCAATCCGGGCGCTTCGGTCGCATGGTATCGATACGAAGGAGATTGAAAAAGCAATCCGCAAGACCTCTGGAATCAGCGAGAAGAAGCTCAAGGAGCTTTTTGACGATGTTATTGCCAGAAACCAGAAGTATTACACATCGGTTATCGACATGGCAGGGCTGACACAGCCTGATATTCTGGTGAACACTGCGACCATCGAAGCGATCAGAGCGCAGACGCTTGATGAGTTCCATAACATCACGGCTTCTATGGGATTCTTGGTGGACAAAGGCAGGACGATGCTTCCGCCCGCTCGTGCGTATCAGTGGGCGTTGGATTCTGCTGTTATGCAGATTCAGAGCGGGGCGATCAGCTACAATCAGGCTATTAGGTCTGCGGTGCAACAGTTTGCAGGCGGGCTGAAAGTCGTGAACTACGAAAGCGGACACGTTGACAACATCGACGTTGCTGTTCGGAGAGCTGTCATGACCGGCGTGAACCAGATCTGCGACCAGTACACGAACCAAAGCGCAGAGTCCCTTGAGACGAGATACTTTGAAGTGTCTGCGCACTCTGGGGCGCGCGACAAGCCGGGTGCTTCGCCGTGGTCAAGCCACAAGGACTGGCAAGGGAAAGTCTATTACCAGAGTGAAAGCGGCGAACCTGACCCGCTGGGGCTTTACGATGACCTTGTGGAAACGACCGGTTACGGATATGTTGACGGTCTGACAGGCGCAAACTGTAGACATCACAAATACCCGTTTGTTCCGGGAGTTTCGGAGCGAACTTACACAGACGAACAGCTTGAGCATATCGACGATGGTCTTGGCTGCACGTTTGACGGAAAGACTTACACGGCATATGAAGCGACGCAAATGCAGCGCCGCATAGAGCGGCAAATCCGTGCGCAGAAGAAGCTTAGAAACGCATACAAAGAAGCTGGGCTTTCCGAGGACGCGACCGCCGCAAACATAAAGCTTCGGCGGCTGAACGCAGAATATAGCAGGTTCAGCAAGGCCGCAGGGCTGCCGGAACAGCGAGAAAGGACAAAGGTGGATGGACTGGGCTGAAGCAAAAAAGCCGCCGAAGCCATTTTCAAATTGGCTCTTCTTATTTATCAATACCGACCGACAGGTCGTTAAACAAGGAGATTTTTATGGCAGAAGAAACCAACGTGCAGAGCACGGGAATCACTGCTCCTGAGCAGGAAAAGACGTTCACGCAGGCCGACGTTGACAAGATGATTCAGTCGAGGCTTGACCGAGAACGGAAGAAATACCCCAGCGAGGAAGAAATCACCGCATACCGGACATGGAAAGACAGCCAGCAGACCGAACAGGAACGGCAGGCAAAACAGGCGAAAGACCTTGCAGACAGCAAGGCGGCACTGACTGCATTGCAGGCTGAAGCCGAACAGCTCAAGCGGGACAAATACGTTCTGAGCAAAGGTCTGACCGGCGAGGACGCTGAGTTTATCGCGTTCAAGGCCTCGAAGATGGTCAATGACAAGACCACGTTTGAACAGGCTGTCGACGAGCTTACAGCGAATCGCAAGAAGGCGACGTTCGACTGGACAGCACCGGCAGGCGGTGGAACCAAAGAAACAAACATGAACAGCACGATGAACGCCCTGATTCGGGGCGCTCTGAAATAACGAAGGGAGAATCATATGCCGAATATTATTGACAGAAATGCACTTTCTGGTCTTATTCCGGAGCCTGTAACCCGCGAGATCATGCAGGGCGCTATCGCGGAATCCGCAGTCCTGCGCATGGGTAAGCGACTGGCGAATATGTCCAGCAAGACGCAGACCATCAACGTCCTGGACGCGCTGCCCTCTGCGTACTTCGTCAACGGCGAAGCAACTGATACTGGAGCCGGTGAAGCTTTCAAGCAGACCACGAAGATGGCGTGGGACAAGAAGAAAATCTATGCCGAGGAAATCGCGGTTATTGTCCCCATCCCCGAAGCAGCACTGGATGACGCAGATTATGACATCTGGGGGGAGGTAAGACCTAGACTGACCGAGGCTTTCGGCAAGGTAATTGACGCTGCCATCCTGTTTGGCACGAACAAGCCCGCCACGTGGCGCGACGGCGTTGTGCCCTCTGCCATTGCTGCTGGAAACGGCGTACCCGTCGGCACGAGCGTCTTTGACGACATCATGGGCGAGAACGGCCTGATCGCGAAGGTCGAGCTTGACGGATTCAATCCGAACGGCGTTATGTCCGCTATCCAGATGCGCGGTAAGCTGCGTGGCCTCAAGGACACGACCGGCCAGCCCATCTTCAAGTCCGATATGCAGGGCGCGACCCGCTATGGCCTTGACGGCATGGATATGTACTTCCCGATGAACGGCGCATTTGACCCGTCTCAGGCGCAGATGATCGTCGGCGACTGGTCGCAGTTGGTCTATGCGATCCGGCAGGACATGACGTTCAAGATCTTCACCGAGGGCGTCATTCAGGATCCGACCACGAAGACCATCACGTATAACCTCATGCAGAACGACATGGTTGCGCTGCGTGCGGTCATGCGGCTTGGCTGGGAAATCGCAAACCCGGTAAACGCTTATAACGTTGATATTGCCAATCCGTTCCCGTTCTCGGTCTACGGCAAGGCTGGAACGGTCTCCACTGTGACTGTCTCCCCGGCAACCGCGACCGTGGCGAAGGGCGCAAGCAAAGCATTTTCTGCCTCCGTTGCGGGTGAAGGCATTGTAAGTGGCGACGTCGAGTGGAGCCAGAGCGGCGCCAAGTCGTCTATCACGGAAGGCGGCGTGCTGAAGGTCGCGTCCAATGAGACGTCCACGAGCATTACCGTCACTGCAAAGTCGAAGCAGGACAGCACCAAGACCGGCACGGCTACCGTCACGGTCGGTTCGTAAAAAATGAAAGGAGCTGGTACGAATGATTTATGCCGACTATGAATTTTACTCCGGCTGCTACTACGGCAGCATCAATGAGGAGGATTTCCAGCGTCTGGCCGTCCGCGCCAGCTCCTTCCTCGATTATTACACGCAGAACCGAGTAAAAGACTACGCGGATCTCGAAGCCGTTAAAATGTGCTGCTGCGCTCTGGTCGATCAGTATATGCTGATCGACACGGCGCAGGAGCTCGCCAGAAAGAATGTGTCCGCCGGGCTTGCATATGAAGAAGGAGAATTGCAGAGCGAGACTGTAGGCGGCTATTCCAGGACACTTCGCAGCGGCGGAGATTCTTCCGTCGCTGCATTGAAAGCGGCTTCGGAGGCGAAGAATGCCCTTGCAAGCGTAGCGCGTGAATATCTAGCCCATACCGGGCTTCTCTACAGAGGCAGGTGTTTTTCATGTACGCCCCACACACTGTAACCATCTACAACGTCACGCAGGAGCAGGATCCGGAAACGTTCAAAGATACGCAAAAAATCCATATCACTGTAATTCGCGGGGTAATGCTCCAAGCGTCAAAAGCGGCTAACGTCCGCGCGAGCGGGCTTGAAGGAGCAGATGCGGTGAATCTGTACATTCCGTTTTCTGCGGCTGCTGTAGACGGCGTGACAGGGGCGGAAAAGCGCTACGTCGGTCCGCAGGAGTTCTGGCGCGCAACTGATAAAAGCAAAATCTGGACGCTATCTACGGACGGTAACGGCGGCACAACATTCTTTGTGAAGGGCGAAGTAGTCGAGCCGGACAAGACGGAAGAACAGATCGAGATGCTGTACGATGATGTGTACAAAGTGACAAAGGTGGACATGAAGGACTTCGGCAGTCCTTCTATGCAGCACTGGCAGGTCGGAGGCTCGTAATGCTGAAATTCAGCGTAAAGGCAGACGGATTTGACGCGCTGCAGGAAAAGCTCGCGCAGGCCTGCACCAAAGCAGAGCATATTGTTGCAACGCAGGTGCGGAAGGACACAAGCCCATATGTGCCGTTCCTGACGGGCTCTCTCGACCAGAGAACAGTGGTGGACGGTAATGCGATCATCTATCCGGGACCGTATGCACGGTTTTTGTATTACGGGAAAGTTATGGTTGACCCGGAGACGGGCAGCACATACGCACCGAAGGGTGGGACGAAGGTTCTGACAGACAAAAACCTTGTGTTCACGACATCCGGACACGCACAAGCACAGTCGCACTGGTTCGAGGCGTCCAAAGCAGAAAACCTTGATAAATGGATCCGCGTTGCGGATAAGGCGGTGAAAAATGGCCTCTGAAAAGCAAAGAAAACTGGTATCTGCGGAGGAAGAGCAGGACATTGCCAGAAAAATGATGATCTGGGCAAACGCCTTTTCCGATGACGACATGCCAGCTGCAACGATCAACTATGAATTTCTCGCTGCGAATTCTGCAAGTATGGCGCTGTCCGCTATTCAGGGCGCGTATATTACGCAGAAATACATCCTCGGCGGGCATGAAGCAGAATACCAATTTAAGATCATCGCCCGTATCATCCCCGGCAGCAGCAACGATAAGCGCCTGAAATGCGACGCCATGCTGAACCGCTTTGGAGACTGGGCTATGCAAAATTATCCGTCTTTGGGCGATGGCATGCGCGTCCGGCGCGTGGAAGCGTCCAGCCGTGCGGCTCTGTTCGCCCGGTACGATGACGGAACAGAAGACCATCAGATACTTATGAAACTGACATATGAGGTGATTTAATTATGGCAGACATGACCTTTAATACCACTGCTGGCCAGACCATTGACCGCGAATTGCTGATTGCATACCTGAATACCGGCGAGTCGTCTACGCCTGTCTGGTCTCCGTTCGGCAAGCGCGTCACGGACTCTAGTATGGAGTACGATTGGCAGGAGGATTCCAGTAAGGATATCCTCGGCACTACAAGAACAACCATGAAGAAGCCCATCATCACGCAGAGTTTTGACCCGTGCGAGCTGGACGCAGGCGACGCGGCGCTTGTCAAGCTGTGGAACCTGGCTATCAAAGACCAGGACGCAGCAGCACTGGCGAATCAGGACGTTCTTATCGTTCATTTTTACGCAGGCACGGCCAAGACAGCAGTCTTTGCGGAGCGTTACGACGGAACAATGGTCAAGCCCGCGAGCCTCGGCGGTGAGGGTGGTGGCTTTGTCGGCATGCCGTTCGATGTGACGCTGGGCGGTACGCGCACGACCGGAACGGCTGCGGTCGGCAGCAACGGTGCAGTTACATTCACGGCGGATTCTGCGGCGTAAGGAGGGGCTATAAATGGCAGATATCAGATTTGATACTGGCGTACAGTCCTTCCAAATTAATGGCGGCGTGAGTGTAGAGTTCAACCCGACGGACAGCGAATTTGCGAAAAAGCTGTTTTCGCTGTTCGAAGAGTTGGAATCCAGACAGCATGAATACGCAAAACGCGCCGAAAACGAGACGGACCCGAAAAAAATTCTCGATTTGGCAGATCAGTTCGACACGGAGATTCGCGAAAAAATCGACGGAATTTTTGGAAAGCCGATTTGTACTGAAGTGTTCAGGACAAACGTAATGGCGCTTGCAAATGGTCTGCCGGTATGGGCGAATCTTATGCTTGCTGTCATCGACGAGATGGACGCTGGTTTCGATCTCGAAAAAACCAGACTGAGCCCAAGAGTAAAACAGTATACGGACAGATGGGCGAAAAGAAAGCGCTGATCTACGCGCTCCCGACGTCAGTCGAGGTAAACGGCAAAACATATCAGATTGAATCAGATTATAGAGCGGTGCTGGATATCCTCGCCGCTCTTTCTGATAAAGATTTGACGGAAGAGGAGCGCGCCATTGCCGCCCTTGAGATATTCTACCCTGACTTTGACGATATTCCGCTTTCAGATTATGAGGAAGCACTGCGGAAATGTTTCAGGTTTATTGACCACGAGCAAGACAAAAAGGAGCAAAAAAAGCAGCCGACGTTGATGTCGTGGGAGCAGGACTTTGAGATGATTGTCGCGCCCATCAACAGAATTGCAGGATTTGAAATCCGCGCACTGGAATATCTGCACTGGTACACTTTTTTGTCCTATTATCAGGAAATTGGGGACTGCCTGTTTGCCCATGTGGTAAGTATCCGGGATAAGAAATCTCGCGGGAAGCCTCTTGACAAGCAGGAACGAGAGTTTTACAGGCGAAACCGTGAAATTATTGATTTGAAAACGAATTACACAGACGCAGAAAAGGATATTCTGGCAGCGTGGGGTGTCTCAAAATAAGGTGGTGAGAAAATGGCAGATGGGAAAATCGTTGTGCAGGCGGAAGTTGATGCGAAAAAAGCACAGCGGGAGCTTGATAAACTTACAGCGAGAATTGACAAGCTGGAAACTGACCTGAAAAAGAGCAGCGGCGAGCAAAGCGGGATCAAGGCACAGCTTGACGCGGCAAAGGAATCCGCAAAACAGGCAGAAACTGCGTTGAAATCGTTGCGTGCAGAATCTGAGCGGCTGAGGCAGGTCACATCCGGCGAGGTGTCTGCATCGCCTGATGCGTATATTTCTGCATACAGTCGGCAATCCGAAGTTGCTGCACAGATTAAGGAACAGGAAGCGCGTCTGAAAGAGCAAGACAAGATCGTTGAGAGCTTGGACGGCAAGTACGCAAAAATTACGGACAAGGTAATGGAGCAGACCTCCGCGCTGGACGCGGCGAAGACACGTGCAGGAGAGCTTACGCGAGAGATTACAAACGCAAGCGGCGCGTCCGAACGGATGGAGCTTGCCGCAAAAAATGTTTCCGACAGCATGAACACGTTCAGCAAGCGTGTTTCCGGGCTTTTTAAGCGTGTCCTGGTGTTCTCTCTGATTACTAGAGCGCTGCAAAGCCTGCGGACATGGCTCGGGAAAACAATCATGCAGAACGAGGAGGCGCGTGCAGCGGTTGCGCGGCTTAAGGCGGCGTTTTTGACGCTGGCTCAGCCGATTCTTCAAGTCGTGATCCCCGTTTTTGTGAGGCTTGTGGACATTCTGACACAGGTTGTTACAGCTATCGCAAAGTTTTTCGGCATGCTGTCCGGCAAAAGCTGGGGCGCGCAGGTCGCAGCGGCAAAAGGGCTGAATGCGGAAAAAGAAGCAATCGAGGGGGTAGGCTCCGCAGCTGAAGACGCCAGCAAGAGCATGGCGAGCTTCGACGAGATCAACCAGATTACCAGCAATCAGGCATCTGGAGGCGGTGGCGGCGCGGGCGGGGCGGCGTCTACGGATATCGCGCCGGATTTTTCAAACCTCGACATGGCGGAGGATAAACTCCACGATATTCTCGGCCTAGTAGGTGCGATTGCAGCCGGGCTGCTCGCTTGGAAAATTGCAAGCATGTTTACAAACGATTTGAGCAAGATTGCCGGGATCGCGCTTGCAGCAGCTGGTGCGTTTGCACTTGTGTATTTCTGGCTAGACGCGTGGAAGAACGGGATTGATTTACAAAATTTCCTCGGAATGCTTGCGGGGCTTGCCGCGCTTGCTGCCGGACTTGCAATCGCATTTGGCCCGATAGCAGCAGGCATTGCGCTTGTTGTGGGCGGTCTTGCTATGCTTGTTGTCGGAATCAAGGATGTCATTGAAAATGGATTTAATTTAGTAAATACGCTTACGATCATCGCGGGGCTACTTGCCGCCGGTATCGGCATTTCGCTTCTGACGGGTAGCTGGATTCCACTCCTGATTGCGGGATTTGTTGCCGCTCTGGTTGCACTTGTTTCCTTTACCGGACATGGCGAAGAACTCATCGAAGGCCTGAAAAATATCATAGACGGATTCGGGAAATTCTTTAAGGGCGTGTTTACGGGAGACTTAAAGC